GGCTTTGTCTAGCCGTGACTACAACGGCATCGCTGGCAACATTGCTGGTGGAGCTACTGGTGGTGGTGCATCCCGCAGTTTCGCTGGCACTAAGTCCAACACCGCTTTCGAGCGTTCTTTCGTTGGTATGGTCGCAGGCTTTGAAACTTACAAGTTGGATTACGCAAACCGCTTGGCTGCACGTACTGGTTCTAATACCACTATGTCTACCTTGGCTGCCGCCAACAACTACTATGTTCCAGTTGCCACTTCTACCGCAGTGACAGGCGAGACCCAGAACGTTGATAACCGCTTCCAGACCATCACTGTCACATCGACAACTGATTTGCGAGTCGGTACACCGTTTGAAATCTCTGGCGTTGAGGCTGTGCATCACATCACTAAGCAAGGTACTGGCTTTGCCAAGACTTTCCGTGTGGTGAGCATCACAAACGCAACCACTTGCGTTATCACACCTCCCATTATTTCCGCACAAGGTGGAACTGATGCCGAGTTGCAGTATCAAAACTGCATCGTGACACCTAACGCCTCTGCAACAATGACCCGTTTGAACTCAACCACTGCACCTATCAACTGCTTCTGGCAGAAAGATGCGTTGGAGATTTTGCCTGGTCGTTACGCTGTTCCCTCTGATGCTGGCGTTGCAGTAATGCGAGCCTCCACCGATCAGGGTATCGAGTTGGTCATGCAGAAGCAGTACGATGTAAACACCATGAAGACCAAGTATCGCTTGGACACCCTGTATGGTGTGGTCAATAAGCAGCCAGAAATGTCTGGTATTTTGCTGTTCAATCAGGCTTAAGGAGTAAATCATGAGCTACCAAGTAATCTTTGCACAAGGCACAGCTACTGTTGCCGTACCCGCAGGCGAGAAAATCGCTGTTCAAGCATTTTCGCCAGCACAAGTGTTTCAAGAAGTTGGGTTTCCCCAATTCCCTGAAGCCAATGATTTGCTGACAACGGTTGACAATACCACCTATGTTTCAGGCGCATTTACCAATGCCACCAACGTGATTATTCAAGCTGGTGCATCAGGTGCGTACTATTCTGTTGGTGTTGCTCCTGACATCAGCAACAATGGCAACTGGCAACCTCAAGGTGCGCCAGCCAACATCGCTGATGGCGGCTCGATGGCGGCAACTGCTGCCAACGTGTTGACAGGCATCATCACTGCTACTCCTACAGCAAGCCGTGACATTCAATTGCCAACAGGTGCAAACCTTGATTTGGCAACTGAGTGGGCAATCGGTGATTCATTCGACTTCAGCGTCATCACTTTGGCTGCATTTGCTTTGACTCTTACAGTCAACACAAATGTGACTATCGTTGGTGCTGCCGCAACTGCTGCTACGGCTGGTGCTTCTGCACGTTTCCGTTGCCGTAAGACTGCGGCTGACACTTTTGTCGTCTATCGTATCGGTGGTTAAACCAAGACAGGCCAGCAGAGATGTTGGCCTGTTTTACATGGAGATCAAAATGCCAATGAAAAAAGGTTATTCAGATAAGACCATTTCCAAAAATATCAAAATGGAAATGAAATCAGGCAAGCCCCAAAAGCAAGCCGTTGCAATGGCACTTGGCATGGCTACTAAGTCGGCAAAAGCCGCTGGCAAGCCTAGCAAAGCACCAATGAAAAAATGATTAAGTCAGCCGCAATCATTAAGACCAAAACTCTCGCCCCGTGGCGGGAGTTGCGTTTGCAAAAGCGCAAACTCAAAAAAGAGCAAGCCATCGACCGCAAGCTGAATAAAGTCTACTATCCATCACCGATTGGCGCACAAGTTATTGATGTGCCTGATGAGCCAATTGAAGTTGTTGAGTCTGTTGATGACAGCCCACCAACTCGTGAAGAAATGCTGCAACAGGCTGAAGCCATTGGCATGAAGGTTGACAAACGCTGGTCAGATGCGACACTGTTGAAACACATTGAGGAATCAGCATGGGCTACACAAAACGACAATTCATAAGCGCATCCTTTGAGGAAATCGGGCTTGCGTCTTATGTGTTTGATTTACAGCCTGAACAGCTTGAATCTGCCCTGCGTAGATTAGATGCAATGATGGCAGATTGGAACGCCAAGGGCATCCGCTTGGGTTACCCTTTGCCATCCAGCCCACAAGATAGCACTCTAGATGAAGAAACCCTCGTGCCTGACTCGGCTTATGAAGCCATTATTTGCAGTCTGGGTATCAGACTTGCCCCAAGTTTTGGCAAGCAAGTGATGATTGAGACCAAGACCACTGCCAAGCAGGGTTACGACATTCTGTTGCAAAGAGCCACATTCCCGCTTGAACAGCAACTTCCGGCAACAATGCCTGCTGGTGCTGGCAATAAGCCTTGGAGAGTCTACGATAATCCGTTTATCAGACCACCAGCCAATCCAGTTACTGCTGGCCCTGATGGGCCTCTCGAATATTACTAAGGACAGTCATGCCACAAATCAATCAGCTACCAGTACTCAGCACTGTTTCAAGCGGAGACCAGTTACCTGTTTATTCGCCTAACAATGGGGATGCAAGACGTTTGTCCATTGGCAATCTGTTGACGTTTTTCCAGCAGAGTTTTGCATCGCCAACGCTGTCGGTGAATCTTTATGTGCCTGGCTCTGGGTTCAATATCACTGTACCGACCCCTGTCAGCCAAGACCAATGGATGCTGTTGCAACCTGCTGGAACTCTGGCAACTGGCACAATTACTCTGCCTTTGAATACTGGTGTGCCTGATGGCACTACGGTGCTGATTACGTCAACGCAAGAGATCACATCACTGACGATTGCGCTGAATGGTGCGACTGCCATTTATGGTGCGGTCACAAATTTAAGTGCAGGGTCGGCTGCTGTTTATCGCTTCTATCAGCCTACAAATTCTTGGTACAACATTAGTGCTGAATCAGTTTTGGCATCAGGTATTGCCACATGGTTAGGCAATCCAACAAGTGCCAATTTACGGGTAGCAATGACTGATGAAACTGGCACTGGTTCATTGGTATTTGCAAATACACCAACATTGGTAACACCAGTAATTGGTGCGGCTACTGGCACGAGTCTTACAGCCACAGGCGTGATTGCTTCAACTGGCACGGCTGGCGTGGGTTATGCCACAGGCGCAGGCGGCACAGTCACCCAAGGCACAAGCAGAACCACAGGCGTTACGCTAAATAAAACATCTGGTGCAATCACTCTTTTTAGTGCGGCAGGCTCTGCAACAGCGGCAACTTTTACCGTTACCAACAGCACAGTGGCGGCAACCGATGTCATCATCCTGAACCAAAAGTCAGGCACAGATTTGTATGACTTGATGGTCACAGCGGTGGCGGCTGGAAGTTTTAATATTACTTTCCGCACCACTGGCGGCACGACTACAGAAACACCAGTGTTTAACTTTGCAGTCATCAAAGGCGTGGCGGCATAATGGCAAGCAAGCCCAAGTCATCTGTCAATGAGGCTGGCAACTATACGAAGCCAACCATGCGTAAGCGGCTATTTGAGGAAATCAAAGGTTCTGCTGTGCAAGGGACTGCGGCTGGCGAATGGTCGGCTCGCAAAGCCCAACTGTTGGCAAAGAAGTACAAAGAAAAAGGTGGCGGTTATAAATGAAAGCCACACAAAAAAGTCTCAAAGATTGGTCAAGCCAAAACTGGCGTACCAAGTCTGGAAAGCCATCGTCTGAAACAGGCGAGAGGTATCTGCCTGAGAAGGCAATTAAGGCACTGACAGCGGCTGAGTATGCGGCAACCACACGGGCAAAACGTGAGGCTACTAAGGCTGGCAAACAGTTTGCAAAGCAGCCTAAAAAGATTGCTGAAAAGATCAAGGGGTTCAGATGAAAAGCCCAGCCTATGCACGAAAAGAAGGTCAGAACCCTAAAGGCGGCTTGAACGCCAAGGGAAGGGCTGCGGCAAAGGCCGAGGGCATGAACCTCAAGCCACCCGTTAAGTCTGGTGACAATCCCCGCAGGGCATCGTTCTTGGCTCGTATGGGCGGCAACGCTGGCCCTGAATATAAAGATGGCGAACCTACTCGTTTGCTGTTAAGTCTAAGGGCTTGGGGCGCATCATCAAAGGCAGATGCCAAAGCCAAGGCAAAACGCATCTCTGAACGCAACAAGGCCAAGTGATGCAGATACCTATTCTGAACGGCATTTTTACTGACAGCACCCCTGAACTGCGTACAGCATACCCAGTGAATCTTGTGCCTGTTCCAAAGCAATCAGGTATCAGCAATGGGTTTCTGCGACCAGGCGATGGGATTGTGGCAAACGGCACAGGGCCGGGCATTGATCGTGGTGGCATCAACTGGCAAGGCCGACTATATCGAGTAATGGGTACAAAGTTGGTAGAGATCGACAGCGCAGGCACAGTGACTATGCTTGGCGATGTGGGTGGGCCAATAGATCAACTGGTAACATTTGATTACAGCTTTAATTTACTTGCGATTGCCTCTGGTGGTCGCTTGTATTACTGGAATGGCACAACTCTGACCCAAGTAACTGACCCTGACTTGGGAGTGGTGCTTGATGTGGTTTGGGTAGATGGTTACTTCATGACTACAGATGGCGAATTCTTGATCGTCACAGAACTTACAGACCCAACTCAAGTCAATCCGCTAAAGTATGGAAGTTCTGAAGTTGACCCAGACCCCGTGGTTGCGCTATTGAAGTTGCGAAATGAAATCTACGCATTGAATCGCAATACGATTGAGGTATTCGATAACGTGGGCGGTGAAATATTCCCATTTGCACGAATCGATGGCGCACAGATACAAAAGGGCGTTGTTGGGACATTTGCTTGCTGTGTTTTTATTGAGCGCATTGCATTTTTAGGTAGCGGTAGGAATGAAGCGCCAAGCATCTATGTAGGTGCTGCGGCTGTTGCACAAAAAATAAGCACTCAGGAAATTGACAATCTGCTTCTTGAATACACTGAGGCGCAATTAGCCTTGGTGAAATTGGAAGCCAGAAACGATAAAAGCCATCAACACCTTTATGTTCATTTGCCTGATCGCACCATCGTTTATGACGCATCAGCATCTGAGGCATTACAAACACCTGTTTGGTTTACCCTAACCACAACCATTGCGGGATTTGCACAATACCGAGCCAGAAACTTGGTGTGGATATACGACAAGTGGATGGTTGGCGACCCGCAATCCACCAATATCGGTTACTTGGTTCAAGACACAGGCCACCATTGGGGACAACAAGTGCGTTGGGAGTTTGGCACATTGATTGTCTATAACGAGAGCAATGGGGCAATATTTAACGAGATGGAACTTGTAAGCCTGACGGGTAGCATTGCATTAGGTAAAAACCCAAAAATCAGTACCAGCTATTCTTTGGATGGGCAGACTTATTCACAGGAAAAGTTTATCTCTGTTGGCACGATTGGTAACCGCCAAAAGCGTTTGGCATGGTTTCAGCAAGGGCATATGAGGAACTGGCGCATCCAGCGTTTCCGTGGCGATAGTGATGCCCATGTGTCCTATGTGCGCTTAGAGGCACAGATTGAAGCATTGGCATACTGATGGCAACCGCACCAATCTCCCGCAGACTGAACTTGACCCGTGACCAGCTTGCGGAGTTCTTGACCGATCAGCAACAAATCAGACAGTTTGAATTGTTGTTTTCCACGGTTGACCAACTGCAAGTAATTGTCGGCACTGACTTTGAGTATCAGGCAGACACGGCAGCGGCAACAGCAAACGAAGCATTGGCACAATTAAGTGCGCTGGCGCAAGATACCGCAGTCGATGATGCTGTGCTCAATGCCAAGGTGCAACAGGCATTAGATGCCATTCCAAGATTGGCTCAAGCATTGGATTTGCTTGCACTTGCACCTGTGCGTAATAATATCGAACTGGAGCACGATGTAAATGGCATCTTGCCGTATGCAAACCAAACCCCACGGGTGCGATCTAATCAGGTGCTGACATGGCTTTCGATGTAATTACCCCTGTTAAATTAGGCCAAGCCGCCATCACAACTGGCGTGACTACGCTTTACACCGTGCCAGCGGCAACCAGAACTTTGCTCAAAGAATTCAGCATTGCCAATACAACGGCGGCAGATATAAATGTGCGTGTATTTTTAGTGCCATCAGCAGGTTCGGCTGGAACTGGAAATGCTTTCCTTTACGATGTGCCTGTGCCAACTGCTAATGCCTTGCAATACAACGGCATTGAGGTGCTTAACGCAGGCGATACCATTCAAATTCAGGCGGCATCGACTGGCCTCACAATCATCGCAAGTGGTGGCGAAGCCACATAAGGAGTATGAAATGACCGTATCAATCAAGGTGCTGATACCACCAAAGCAAGCCGAAGGCACACAGACTACGCAATATACAGCGACCAACTGTAAAGCGATTATTGACAAATTCACAGCCACCAATACCACGGCAGGTAATGTCACGATCAGCGTTAACTTGGTCACAAGTGGTGGCACAGCAGGCGTAACCAACTTGATCGTGGACACACGAAGCATTGCACCAGATGAGACCTACACATTCCCTGAATTGGTTGGTCAAGCATTGGAGTCTGGTAGCTTTATATCCACGATTGCCAGTGCAGCCACATCATTGACCATTCGTGCCAGTGGGCGTGAAATTACTTAAAGGAGCTAGAAATGAAAGAATTTATGATGATTCCCCGAGGCTTTAATGGCTTGCCGATGGAAGAGGAGTTCTTGACCAACGCAGAGAATAAAAAGAACTATGCCGTTGCGGTTGCTGATTGGAACTATGGCCCTGAAATGCCCACCAATGAGCCTGGCGCAAATAAGGAGTTTTACGCTGGTTTGGCAGAGGCGATGCAATGCGATGAAAAAGACGCAAGACGCAAGCATTGCTCAAACTGCGAGTATTACGACAACAGCTTTATGACCCAAGTCAGAATTGAGCGCATCCCAATGGCGGCTTATGACAAGGGTGCGGGATTCAGAGGTCACTGCGAAAAGCTGAACTTTATCTGCAACGATATGCGGGTTTGTCAGGCTTGGGAAGACAGAGAATATGAGGATTGACCTTTTCTCAATTTATGCGAAAATCAAGCCGCTGAGTTCTGGCATCCAGCGGCCTACCCTATTTAGGAGTTGTGGATGACCGATGGACTGAGAGAAAACCTGACAAAGGTTTTTATGCTACCTACGCCAGCCGTAGAGTGGTTACTCATGGTCTTTGATGCCATCCAAGTCTTTGATGACGTAGCAGATGGCGACCAAGTGGCACGAGAAGACCTCAATGCGACCATTTGGAACACATTGGTGGGTATGCATCAGAATACATTTTTTATCGCCAACAGCGCCCATTTAACGCCATTGCTGGCGACAATGATTCTCAAGTGGCAAGCCTCTGACACGGCAGAGCGCAATAAACAAGCAGATGCCAAGTCATTCATTTGGCGAGCTGGATATTACGATTTGATTTTAATGACCGTTTCGCTAGTGCATGGTGCTGGATATGCCACAAAATATGGCCATCATGTGATGGCTTTGTATGGCGAGACTTTTGAAGATTACATGAAGGAGTTTGGCGATGCCTGATCCAATAACAGCCCTAGTCGTTGGTGGAAGCCAACTCATCGGAAGTTCAATGCAAGCCAGTGCCGCTGGTGAAGCCGCAGGCATCCAAGCAGGCGCAGCAGAAGCAGGTATTGCAGAACAGCGTAGGCAATTTGATGCTTTACAAGCCTTGTTAAAACCTTATACAGAGGCAGGTGTTCCGGCACTTGAAGCACAGCAAGCATTTCTTGGTTTAAGAGGGCCAGAGGCAGAACGTGCCGCCATCGAGCGTATTAGCGGAGGTGAGCGTTTTCAGGAACTTACACGCCAAGGCGAGGAAGCATTACTTCAAAGGGCATCTGCAACTGGTGGCTTGCGTGGTGGCAATGTCCAAGCGGCATTGGCTCAGTTTCGCCCACAAGTGCTTAATCAACTGATTGAAGAACAATATGGTCGCTTGGGTGGAATGACAACCTTGGGTCAACGTTCTGCGGCTGGTGTTGGTGCGGCTGGCATGGAGTCAGGCACAAATGTGGCAAATTTACTTGCTCAACAAGGCGCTGCCCAAGCTGGTGGTGAGATCGGTCAAGCGAAGGCTTATGGGCAATTATTTAACTTGCCTGGTCAACTGCTTGGTTTCCAATATGGCGCAGGAAAAACTCCAGGACTTGGGTTTTAAGGATTAGAACATGGCAACGATTAACCCTTTAATGCGCCCGATTGATTACACAGTAGATGTGCAAAGCCCATTCGAGTCTGCTTTGGGTGGATTCAAACTTGGCGCTGGCATTGCTGAAGTTCAAGCGGCACAACAAGCTAGAGAGAGAGCGCAGACAGCTCAAACTGAACTTGCAAATTTATTTAAAAATCCTAATGCGACTGCCACAGATTATGCGAAAGCCTCTGCATTCTTGCCAAAAGATCAAGCAGAAAGTGTGAGGAAATCTTTTGAAATGCTTACAGCGGAGCAACAACAAACTTCACTTCGCAATGCAGCACAAGTTTATTCAGCAGTTAAGTCTGGTCAGATTGATATTGCAAAAAATCTATTAAAAGAACAAGCAGGGGCATTCCGCAATTCAGGTCGTGAGCAAGATGCTAAAGCCGCAGAAACATATTTGCAGATGATTGAACTCAATCCAACGGGTGCTCAAGCAACAGTTGGAGTAATGACTGCTATTCTTCCTGGCGGTAAAGATTTTCTTGAAAATGCTGACAAGGCATTGTCAACACAAAGAGCAGAAGCCCTACAGCCAAGCGCATTAAAAGAAGCTATCGCTAAAGCAGACAAAGCCGTGGCAGATGCCACCACAGCACAGGCCACCGCAAAGAACGCACCAGAGAAAGCAGCCGCTGATGCAGCCAAAGCAGCGGCAGATGCACAAAAAGCCAAAGTGGAGGCACAGTTTGCAGAACAGCAACAACTTGCAATTCTTGAGAAAAGCAATTGGGATGTTAAAAATCTCAAAAGCCAAATTAGTGACCGTTCAGCACAACTTAATTTAAAAACACAAGAAGTTGCCGCAACTGTGGCTGAAAAATTAGCATCTGTTGGTCAAAAATTAAATGAAGTGCCAGCAGACACAAAGAAACTTATAAATGAATCTGCTGTCGCAGCGGCAACATCTAGACAATCTGCTGGTCAATTTAATGATCTAGCAAAACGCCTCGAAGCAGAGGGTGGTGGTTATGGTGTTTTCTCAAGCGCATCTGATTACCTAAAAAGAGGTGTTGGTTTTCAAGGCGGCATGACACAACTGCGCCAAGAATACACACGGCTTAGAAATACAGCGGCCATAAAATCCTTACCACCAGGCCCAGCAACTGATCGAGATATTGCCTTGGCATTGCGTGGTTTCCCAAGCGAGACCGCATCAGCCTCAGATTTATCGAGCTTTTTGCGTGGCATGGCTAAGTTGCAAGACATTGATGCTTCAATCAATAACGCCAAAACAGATTGGCTGACCAATAATAATGGGTCTTTGGCACGAGCTAAGAATACTTTTGTTGCGGGTGACTATGCGGCAAAAGCAGGTGAAAATTTCAATGATTTTTCAACACGAATTATTGATGATGTAACGAAAAAATATGATCCTAGAACGCAGACATCATTAGTTGAACAAATCCCAACACCTAGAAGCCCACAACCGATGGCAACACAAAATAGCATTCGATCAGCGGCAGATGCAATTTTGAGTGGAGGTCAATAAATGGCAACCGCAGACGAATACGCAGCATGGATTGTAAGAAACTCAGATAAACGTGGTACGCCTGCGTTTGATACTGTGGCGCAGGCTTATCAAATTGCAAAAGCAGAAGAAACCACTGCTCGTACTCGACAGCAACTTGCGCCTGTACCACCAACGCCAAGTGTGCTAGGTCGTATTATTGGTGCTGGTGAAACCGCTTTGACTTTGGGGACAGCCGCCACAGGCGGTACGCTAGGCACAATTATTGGAGCTGGCAAAGGTCTTACAGAGCAAATTTTATCTGGTGAGTTTGGTACACCACAGGCTGCTCGTGCGGTTGAAAAAGCAGCGGCAGAAGGAGCGCAGGCTTTAACTTATCAACCAAGGACAGAAGCAGGCCAAGAAATGGTGCAGGCTACTAGTCAATTTTTGGGTGAAGTTTTACCGCCTGTTTTGCCAACTATTGCAGCACCTACTACGACCACACAAGCAATTAGAAGTGCCGCCCCGATTACGCAAGCAACAGCCCAGCGTGGTGCGGCTGCGACACGGCAAGCAGCACAAGCAACTGGAGAGGCTATTGCAAAGCCTGTACAAGCAGCCACAACAGCAGTTCGTGAGGCTTTGGGTATGGAGATAGCACCAACCCCCACAACGGCTGGTGCAAGGGTTTCTGTAGGTGCGGCAGCAACTCCGGCAGAGTTACAAAGAGTAACGGTTGCGGAACAATTAGGTTTTACAGGCCCTGCTGGATTAACCGCTGGTCAGAGGACAAGGAATTTTGCAGACCTACAGTTTGAAAAAGAGACTGCTAAATTAGGTGAGGCTGGCGCACCTTTGCGTGAACGAGTCAGCAATCAAACTGCAAATTTAATTCAGCAATTTGATGCAATGGTTGACCGTACTGAGCCGTTGCTGGCAGACGCAAGAGACATTGGCAAAGCCGTAGATAAAGCCGTTGTCAATAAAGCAGAAGTACAAAGAAGAAAAATTCGTGATGCCTATACCAAGGCCAGAGAAGATGGTTCTATGCTTGAGCCAGTTACTCTAAATGAGTTGGCAGCAACTGCGGCAGATGTTCAGCGTTTTGAAGGCGTTGCACCAAATGTTGCACCAATTCGCAAAGAAGCAATTAGACTTGGTGTATTGGTAGAAGATGCAGATGGCAACTTGATTGCACAAGCTAAATCTATTGACGATACTGAATTGCTTAGACAATTTGTCAATGAGGCTACCGACTGGACAAACAGACGAGAGTCTTTGATGGCAAGAAAAATCAATAACGCAATTGATGCTGGAACTGAAGGTAAAGGTGGTGAATCTTACAAATCAGCCCGTAAATTGCGTCAGGATTTTGCCAATGAATTTGAAAACGTAGGATTGACAGCAAAACTTCTGTCAACCAAGCGAGGCACTGATGAGCGTGTTATTGCCTTTGATGATGTATTCGACAAAATCATTATCAATGCGCCACTTGAAGAAATGAACAAAGTCAGAAAAACTTTGCTTACCGCAGGGCCGGAAGGTAAGCAAGCATGGAATGAATTGAAGTCCAACACAATTCGTTACATTATCAATAAATCCTTGTCAACAGCCCAAAGAGATGAGCGTGGTCAAGCATTGGTTTCCCCTGACAAACTCAACAGCGTCATTCGTTCTTTGGATAGAGAAGGCAAGCTCGAAGGTCTATATGGCAAAAAGCAAGCCCAACAGATTCGTGACCTTGGTGAGATTGCCATTGATATTTACACAGCACCACCTGGCGCGATAAATTTTTCAAATACAGCATCAGCATTGCAAGTTGCTTTAGACTCGGTTATGACTTTTGGTTTAACTGGAATACCAGCACCAGCAGTCACAGCTTTGAGAGAAGCATCTAAATATGTCAAAAATCGTGAAGTCAGAAACAGAGTTCGACAGGCTTTGCAACCTTTGGAGAATAGATAAATGTCAGCACTATCAGTAGAACCACCATTCCCAGCGTTTGCGGATGCTGCTGGACAGCCACTTGAGGATGGTTACATCTGGATTGGCACTGTCAACCTGAACCCAATTACAAACCCGATTGTTGCCTATTGGGATGCAGGGCTGACGATCACGGCTGTGCAACCGATTCGCACCAGTGGTGGTTATCCTGTTTATCAAGGTACGCCAGCAAACATCTACGTCAACAGCGATTACAGCATCCAAGTGCAGAATAAAAACGGCACGGTAGTTTATAGCGCACCAACTGCACCTGAAAGATACAGCGAAGTCGTGCTCACAGGAATTGTGACTCTTGCAGACTTGGCAGACGAAACAGATGTGGCAAAAGGTGATGCTTTAGTGGGCTATCACCAAGCAAACCAATCAGGTCTAATTCCAAACACTTACGGCAGAACAGTTCACGACAAGCTGCAAGAGTTTGTTAGCGTATTTGACTTCATGACGGACGCAGAAATTCAGGCTGTCAAAACCAACTCTGTTTTAGATGTAACCACTTCTGTGCAAAACGCATTGGACTACGCTGAAAGCGGTCGCGGTAAATATTTGAAGTTCCCCGCTGGTGACTATCGGGTAACTCAAATCACAGTGGGGCGCACAGGAAATCGTAATGCTTCGGTCTATGATTTTTATGCAGCAACCATTGTCGGAATAGGATCAGGAACTTCGATTGTTCAGATAAAAACTGGCGGAAATAAAATATTTGGCTTGAACTTGGGCGGAAATCAAAGAGAAGCATACCAATGCGGATTGCACTGGTTTACAAATGACGTAAACACATATTACCCTGGGTTTATGAATTTGCAAGACATAAGCATCAGCGGATGCGTAATTGGTTTTTGCATTGGTGCGCTTCCATCTCAAGCAGTCATTCCACCATTTTCACCACCCGCTGTATTGCCTGATGGCGAAGCGGTAGACGCACCAGTGTCTGAGAGTTTTGTCACAAACTTGCAGATCAACGACTGCATCACTTGCGTTTATATGCGCCAGCCCAACGGTAAACTTTCTTTTATTCAGCCAGTTCTTAACCCTAGAAACACTGCATGGACACCATCGCCAGCTACCAATGAGGGTAATCTCTCAGCTATTCGGCTTAAACGCGGCGAGTTGAACATTTTGGGCGGAGAAGTCCTCAACATTGAATCAACAACAGGCGAACTCTGTTCCGCAGAACTTGCAACCCTAAATATTATGGGCACGATCATGGAATCGAAAAGCCCAATAAAAATTAGTGAACGTGCAACAGTGCGTATTTGCAATGATGCCAATTGGGGTTTGAACAACGATAGCAACAGATTTTTCGAGGTACAAGACAGCGCAGATGGAGAATTGGTTGTAAGCGATTCGCATCTTCGCAGAGGGTATGGAACATCGTCTAATCAGCCAGTTTTGAGGGTGGTCAACAGTCTTGGGTCAACATCTGTCAATGACGCTTTTATTGCCAACTTTGAAAATGTTGAGTTTGGCGATTCCAACATGACACAGGGCGGCACATACAACCCACTGGTGCTTGGTTGCCGTAGTGTTTTCAAGAATTGCTGGTACACATCGCACAGTGGTTCTGACCCATACCCACGAATTGGGTCTGTAAAAATTGACGAGAAGGATAACCGCTTAATTGATGAAGTCGATCTTGCCAATACAACAATCACTGCTTATGGCGTAAATGGTAACGCTTCCAGCGGTGGTTTCACCTTTGCAATATCTGCTGGAAGCCCAAGCTGGGGCAAGTACACAGTTGGCTTACCAACGATTGAGGGTCTTGCTGTCAGTGCAGCATTAAGATTGACTGCGACAGGCGCTGGCATTACGCTGCAAGCAACGTCAACGTTGTTTGGCGTTCAGCCTCAACGCCCGTATCTGCTAAAAGGTTGGGCAAAAACTGGTGGTTCTTCATCAATTATCAAAATTAGGATAAATTATTTTGATTTTGTTGGAAGTGCATCTGGAATTGACGCACAAATTGATC